ATACGCCTACTACTTCTGACATTGAAGCCTATGAGATAGCGCAGAATGTAACAGACAAAAGATTATTTGGTAGGGATGGAAGTAATAATATCTTTGAGTTTGGTATTAATCCTACCTCTATATCAACGGGTGCTATTACGGCTACAGGTACAGTAACCGCTAATTCACAACTAGCTTCCTCAAATGCAGTATTAACAGGCGGTTCAGTTAATAACATGGTCATAGGAGCCTCTACTGCTGCGGCTATCACTGGTACTTTGATTACTGCTAATACTAATTTTGCTGGAAATATCACTGGAAATGTGACCGGAAATGTAACGGGAAATATTACCGGAAATACAACCGGAGATTTAACGGGTAATGTCACTGCGGGTTCTGGTACAAGTACATTCAACAACCTAGTTATTAACGGGACAGTAGACTTTAATACGGCTGTTCTGACTGACCTTGGAAGCCCAAGCAACTCAACAGACGCAGCCACTAAGGGGTATGTGGACACAGAAATAACTAACCTAATAGGTGGCGCACCTGGAGCATTAGATACGCTTAATGAATTAGCTGCGGCCCTGAATGATGATGCTTCTTTTAACTCAACGATTACAACATCTATAGCAACTAAACTCCCTTTGGCTGGCGGTACTATGTCTGGTGCTATAGCGATGGGTAGCAACAAAGTCACAGGGCTAGACTCTGGCACTGCATCTGGTGATGCTGTCAACAAGGGTCAATTAGACACTATGCTACCTTTGGCTGGTGGGACAATGACAGGCAATATAGCTATAGGCTCGAATGTTATTACGTCCAGTGCTAACCCTACAGACGATACGCATTTAGCTCGTAAGGCTTATGTTGATTCTCAATTAGGAAATGCTACAGCGGCAGCTTCTAGTGCTTCTGCTGCTGCTACTTCAGCTACCAATGCAGCATCTTCGGCTACTGCGGCAGCTTCTAGCGCGACTTCAGCCGCTTCAAGTGCGACTTCTGCGGCTTCAAGCTTTGATTCTTTTGATGATAGATACTTGGGGGCTAAGTCTTCTAATCCATCTACGGATAATGATGGAGATTCTTTATTAACTGGAGCGATCTACTGGAATACGTCATCAAATGAGTTAAAAATTTATAATGGTTCAGCGTGGGTACAGGCTGCATTTACAAGTAGCGGTATATCAGATGTTGTTGCAGATACTACGCCACAATTAGGCGGTAGTCTTGATGTTAATGGGCAGGACATTGTTTCTGTATCAAATGGCAACATAACACTTACGCCTAATGGTACTGGTTTAGTTAGAATTGATAGCAATGTTGATTTGCAGTCTGGAGAGATAGTTCTTAAAAACTCAGGCTCAGTATCAAATATCAAGTTTTATTGTGAATCAAGTAATGCACACTACACTCAGCTTCAATCTTCTGCACATAGCGAATACGCTGGTAATGTTACGTTAACACTTCCGGCTGCAACTGATACTTTAGTTGGAAAAGCAACAACAGATACTTTAACAAACAAAACACTTACATCTCCTAAAATTAATGAAGATGTTGCTGTAACCTCCACTGCTACTGAAATTAATGTTTTGGATGGAATACCAGCAGGTTTGACGGCAACAGAATTAGGTTATGTTGATGGTGTAACTTCAGCTATACAAACTCAATTAGATGCTAAAGCAGCTTTAAGCAATCCTACATTGGCAGGACTTACTTTATCTGCTGAACTAGCAGGTGCTGATAACACAGTAAGCAGGGTAAATCTAAAAGACTATGGTGAAGTAACAAATGCTTTAGGTAGCGTATCGGGCAGTACAACCATTGATTTAACGGCTGGTAATTCTGTTACTGCGACTACTGGCGGTGCAATTACTTGGACGTTTAGTAACCCTACCGCTTCAGATGAATTGTGTGGATTTGTACTTAAATTAGTAAACGGAGGTAGTGCAACTCAGACATGGCCCGCAAGTGTAGATTGGCCTAGTGCAACTGCACCTACATTAACGACAAGCGGAACAGACGTATTGGTATTTATCACCTGTGATGGTGGTACGACTTATTACGGATTTACTGCTGGATTGGCTCTAGCATGACCAATATAAGAAACGCTCTTATGCAAGCTGCGGGAACTGCTGCTAGTGGTGACCCAGTTTATGTGGAAGATGTGTTTGCTACCCATTTAAGGGTTGGTACAGGTAGCACTACAAGTAATATAGATGTTGGTATTGATTTATCTGATAAAGGCGGTTTGGTTTGGACTAAAGATAGAAATTGGGGTAATGGTCAGCACGTATTGTCGGATACTGTAAGAGGTATAAATGATAAAGGTTTAAATAGTGCTAGTGATGCAGCAGAAACCAGCGTCGAACATTTAAATAGTGTTTCATCTACAGGTTACGCTTTAAAAGCAGGATTCTACACCAATCATTATTCAGGATATGAATTTGTAGATTGGGTATTTGCCAAACAAAAAGGATTTTTTGATGTTGTTACTTATACAGGGAATGGAAGTGGCGATCAAACTATATCTCATAATTTAGGCAGCACACCTGGTTTTATTGCAGTTAAAGCTACCAACGCTGCTAGTTCTTGGCGTGTTTTTCATACGGGAACAGGTAATACTAAATTTGGTTATTTAAATTCTAATAGTGATATAAGTGCTATGGCAGATTTAAATTGGAATGCAACTAGCACAACTTTTGTTGCTGATAGTCAGATATCTCTCAATACTAATGGTAGAACTTATGTAGCATATCTTTGGGCAAGTGGCACTGATTCAGCCTCTCAAATCTTTGGTGAAGATGGTGATGAAGCGATTATAAAGTGTGGCAGTTATACGGCAGATTCTTCTAATGCTTATGCTGTTAATCTGGGATTTGAACCACAATGGTTGATGATAAAGAGAAGTAGCGGAACTGGAGATTGGGAAATCCTAGATAATATGCGCGGTGTTACATATCAACCAGCAGACGGACAGTTTTTAGAAGCTAATAATTCTAACGCTGAATTTAATGATTATGGAGCATATATTACTTCAACAGGTTTTGTTGGCTCAAATCAGTCTGGGGCAAATGGAGCTAGTTATGTCTACATAGCAATACGCCGTGGTCCAATGAAAGAACCTTCAGCGGGTACGGATGTTTTTCAATCTCAAACGTACACAGGTGATGGTTCAACAAGAGTGTTTGATCTTAATATTACACCTGATTGGGTCATAAACACTCCAAGAAATATTTCAGGAGATGCAAGGGCTTCAAATGCTAGGATCACAGGTAGCGGTCAAGAAATTTATACAAACGGTGACCAAGGAATTTATAGTGCGGGTTCTGCCGGAATGCAGTTTGATTATAACAAACAAATTGAAGTTCAATCCTACAGAGATACTAATACTGAGCCTTATGTAAATTGGCTTTTTCAGAGATTTCCAAAAGTATTCGATGTGGTTGTCTATGAAGGAAATGGTAATAACTCCCCATTTAGACAAATTACTCACAATTTAGGGGTAGCTCCTGAATTAGTAATTATAAAAAATCTAGATACTAATACACACTGGGGAGTTGGCATGAATACTGGCAACTCTGATGTTGACGGCAGAGTAGTTTATTTACATCTTAATGGAGCATACAACGGAGATGGACTAACGACTTCTGCAACAACTGTTACCCTTGAGGGATTTGGGGGAACAAGCCAAATCAATACTAATGGTGAGGCACACATTATGTTGATGTTTGCTTCATTAACAGGAATATCAAAAGTCGGAGCTTATGTTGGTACAGGTAATGATTTAAATGTCACAGATTTAGGTGCTGCTGCTAGATTTGTATTAATCAAAAGAACTGATGCTAGTGGTGATTGGTATACTTATGATTCTACAAGAGGAATTGTAGCAGGGAATGACCCTTATTTATTTTTAAATGATAATGCTGTTGAAGTTACCAATACTGATTACATAGACTCACATTCATCTGGTTTCACAATAACTTCTTCTGCTCCTGCTGGTTTAAATGCAAGCGGTGGAAAATATTTATATTTAGCTTTTGCGTAGGATAAAACAATGAGCGAATACAGACTTAAATCAGACGGAAGCGTAAAAACTAAAAGTCAAGTTGTTGCGCTATTCCCTAATACTTCTATTCCTAAGATATGGACTGACCAGGTTTGTGAGGATTTAGGCATAGACGTGGTTTTTGAGACTCCAAAGCCTACAAGCTCTGAGGCTTACAAGCATTATGTCAGAAATGGTATTGAGCAAAACGACAATAACCAGTGGGTACAGGCTTGGGTCGAACAAGATATGTTTGCTGATACAACTATTGATGGTGTAACTACGACTAAGGCAGAACATGAAGCAGCGTATCAGGCTGGGTTAGATGCTAAAGCTGCTGCGGCAGTAAGGTATCAACGTGATGGCTTATTAGCTGAAACAGACTTCTATGCCTTGTCTGATGTTACTATGTCAGAAGATATGACTACTTACAGGCAAGCATTAAGGGATATTACTGCACACAGTAATTTTCCCCATAATTTAACTGATGATGATTGGCCCGAAAAGCCATGAGTTATGGTTTTATTTATATTAATAGTGAGTATAGGAGGACAAGACGTTTCACGATCATGTGAGCAAGCCTTGTGTTTTAAGGACATTGATCGGTGTTTATATTTTGCTGAACGAATAAACCAACAGCCTAACGCTCCTGAAATGAAAGCGTATTGTAGGCATATAAACGCAGATGAAGAGTCTAGGTGGTATAAATGATTGGTGAAGCATTATTAGCAATAAAGGCGTTAGATAGCGCGTTTGTGGTTGTTAAAACAGCTATTGCTAAAAAGAAAGAAGTAGAAGATATGGCAAGTGAGGTCGGTAAATTCTTCACAGCCAAAAAGAAAGTAGAAGAACATATTAGAAAAGCTAGGGATGCTGGTAGTGATGATTTGTTAGCAGGTTCGGCTTTGGAAGAAGCTATTACAATAGACCAGCAAGAAGAACGTATAGAAAAAATGATGGAAAAAATACGCGATCATTATATGCGTAAAGGACAAACCCACAGATGGGGTAAGATTAAGGCTGAAGCGGCTAAGATTGAAAAGAAGCGTGAGATAAAGCGCAAAGCAAATGCAGCCGCTAGGGTGGCAGCCAAGAAAGAAGAACAGATTTTAATAGAACAACTAGCAAAGTTGGTATTGGGATTGGTTGTAACTGTAATAATAATAGCTGGCGTAACGTTTTTAATTGTTGGAATGGGAGTTGAATAGTGAAGTTAGACCCTGTTTTGCTAAATATGGCTTGCTCTTGGAGCATGAAAGCTTACAGAGAGTTTGTAGAAGATACTACAAAGATAGAGTCTAAATGGACTTCAACTACTGTTTTTATTGCAAAGCGTAAGACTATAGACGTAATAGCCTTCAGAGGCACTGAGCAGAAGCTAGATTGGCTTACAGACGCACTGGTAGTACCAGTACCCTATGCAGGAAGAATGTGTCATGGCGGCTTTACACTGGCTCACAAGTCTATATGGAAGAAGGTTCTCAAATATATAGATTTTGATAAGCGTACATTGATTTGCGGTCATTCTTTAGGTGGCGCATTGGCTGAATTGTCTGCTGCAAAGCTATGGAAGAAACACAACAATTTGAATGTAATTACTTTTGGCAAGCCAAATACGTTTTTTAAAGGGTTTAAACGGCCTATGACTACATTGGATAACCAGATATCCTGCGTACAAGGGTCTGATTTGGTGGCTAGAATACCTAAGTTTTGCTATGGACCGTCTAAGTCACAGACAATGTTGTACTTTGCCAACAATGGTGTGGACTTTGTAAACCCTGACAAACTTACCAGGGATGAGGATAGACGTATATCAGACGCTATATCAGATCATTTTATGGAAGGGTATAAGGATAGATTAGAAAAGTTTTTGAAAAGCCAAAAGCCTAGTAAAGAAGATATTGATGAACTTAATGAAATCGCTGACGAGGTGGAAAATGCTTAGAATTGCTGCGCTGTGTGTGCTAATGACCGGATGTACTGTTTCGGAAGAAATGATAGCCAACAAAGAACTGTATTGTTCTGGGGTGTACAAAGGCATTAGGTCTGTAGGGCGCGTAGCTACTGAGGTTACTACAGGTGTAGCGATACCGGACGTCTGCGATACGATAGATAAAATCGTGGAGGAAGACGCTGAGGGAAAGTAATTAGGAATGTTGAGGCACTGATAAAGGTGTATTTGCTGACAAGATGAAATTAGGCGGGTTATTAAAATCGTTAGCCCCAACCATAGCTAGTGCTGCGGGTGGGCCAATGGCAGGAATGGCGGTCAAGATGGCTGCCAAGAAGTTAGGACTTCCTGATACAGCAACGGCTAATGAGATAGAAGACCTTATTGAGCGTGAACCTGATAAGGCGGTAATGGTAAGGGAAGCGGATAAAGATTTTAAGAATCGTATTCGTGAAATGGAAATAGACTTAGAAAGTTTTAAGACTGAAGTAGAAGACAGAAAGGATGCTAGGGAAAACTTTGCAACTGATTGGACTCCAAAGGTTTTTTCAGTTTTAACCCTTTTATTGTATGGTGCGTTTGTAATGATTGTTACGTTAATGCCACATGACCAGAATGATGAAACCATAATTAGCTTGGTGTTAGGTCAGCTATCGGGGATTCTTGGTACGGCTGCGGCATTTTTCTATGGTAGTTCAAGTGGGAAGAAATAATGGCTGATCCAGTTACAGCATCAATAGCGCAAGCCGCACTAAGTGGAGTTGGCAATTTTATAAAAAATGATTTAATTGATCGTATTTTTGGATCAATTTTTGGCGGTGGAGGTTCAGACCTGCCGCCTTTAACGCCTGAACAACAAGCTGCTTTAGAGGTTGGTAATGCTTTAAATATGGCTCAAGGTGATTTGTATGGTGATGGTCAAAATGAAGGATTTTTAGAAATAGTTGGGCCAACTTTTGAAGAGGCAGTTAGAAAGGTCCAAGCCCTTGATGACTCAGAAGAAAAAACAGACTTATTAAGTGTATTAGCAAATAACGCACCTTATGATTTTACTGATTTAACGCCAGCAAGTATCACTAATTTAGAAGAAGATGATTTATCTAATCCTTTACTTGGTCCAAATCCTTTACTTGTTGAACAAGCAGCTAATACAGGGCCAAAACCTCTTGATGAGTTAAGCCCTGAAGAAATAATGGAAGTTTATAAAGATAAAAAAATAGATGATTTAATCAAAGATTTTCCAACAGATGAAGGTGGGCAATATCCTTTTGAGTTTGTGCGATCTATCTTGATTAACTCAGCAAATGAAGGTGATAAAAACGCTGCACAAATTTTAATGAATAGCGGTGTCCCTATAGCTGGCCCTGAAGGTGCATTTGATGGTGATGGCCCTGCTGCGGGTACTGGTGATCCTGCTGCTAGTGGTGCAGAAGGTACTGGCACACCTACTGGTGGTACACCTCAAGGTCAAACAGGTACACCTCAAGGAGAAACGAACACACCTCAAGGTAGTGCACCTATACCTCAAGGCGGTACACCTCAAGGTGGCACTACACCCACTACACCCACTAATCCACCTGTAGATCCACCTGTAGATCCACCTGTAGATCCACCTGTAGTTCCGCCAGTTGTTCCGCCTGTAGATACAGGTGATGTAACTATAGACGATCAACCTCCAGGATTATTAAACATTCCTACTACTGTACCCCAGCAGCCTGAAAAGAAAGCAGGGATGATAATGCAAATATCTCAGTCTGCTCCTATCGTTGAGACTGTTTTTGATGACATATTGTTTGAACCAAAATTTACAAGATTAGATAACATTCCAGATTTTAATTTGCCTAGCGGATTATTGAGGACATTAGTATGACGTATATAGATTTGATAAATAATGTTCTGCGAAGGTTGCGAGAAGACACTGTAGATACTGCAAATGGTACAGATTATTCTGCTTTGATAGGCGATTTAGTTAATGACGCTAAAAAAATAGTAGAAAATTCATTTGATTGGACGGCTTTGCGGGACTCAATAACACTAACAACAACTAGCGGAACAAGTGAATATTCACTAACAGGTAGCGGAGATCAGGCAGTCGTTAAGGACGTAATGAATACGACAGGCCAGAAGTTTATGTACCTGCGTAGTAAGTCCTACTTCAACAATGTTTACTACAATACGGCTGTAGTCGCTGGAAGCCCTGATTACTATACGTTTATAGGCAAAGACACTAGCGGTGACCTGAAGGTTAAACTATACCCACAGCCTAACGATAGTTATAACTTACGCTTTGACGTAGTAGTTCCACAGGCTGATTTGTCTTCTGACAGTACAGCTTTGTCAGTACCCTCTAACCCTGTCATACAGTTAGCGTTTGCTATGGCATTAAGGGAAAGGGGTGAAACTGGCGGTCAGTCGGCTGCTGAACAGTTTGCGGTTGCTTCAACTGCCCTGTCTGATGCAGTAGCTTTTGACGCTAACAAGTATCCTTCTGAGATAACATTTATGGTGAACTAATGGCTCAGAGACTACAAAGCATAACAATTACGGCTCCAGGGTTTGCGGGTATTAACACGCAGGATGCCCCTTTAGCTCAAGACCCTACGTTTGCTTCTGTTGCAGATAACTGCATTATTGACAAAGAAGGCAGGGTAGCCGCTAGGAAAGGCTACGAAATGGTTAGTAGTAATGGTTCGTCAGTTCTTGGGTCATCTGCTGGCATCGAAATGGTGCATCAGTACAGAGATAGTGCAGGAAACACAGCCATAATATCAGCAGGTAATAACAAACTATTTAAGGGAACATCTACATTAGCTGACAATACTCCAGGTTCTTATACAGTAAGTGCTAACAACTGGAAGGCTGTAAACTTCAATGACCATGCTTTCTTCTTTCAACAGGCGCATGAGCCGTTAGTCTATACTAACAGTGTTGGTAATTTGGAAAAGATGTCAGCCCATGCGGGTGCAGCAGGTACACCGCCACAAGGAAATGAGGTCTTGGCAGCGTTTGGTAGGTTGTTTGTTGCTGACTTTGCTTCAGACAAATCAACTATTAAGTGGTCTGATACTTTAGATGGCACTACATGGACAGGAGGAGCCACAGGTTCAATAGATATTACAAACGTATGGCCTACAGGCTATGACGAAATCGTTGCTCTAGCGGCTCATAACGGCTTCCTAATCATATTCGGTAAAGACTCGATTGTTATTTACTCAGGCGCAAGCGCACCTGCTTCTATGACTTTGGAGGACACCATTGCAAATATTGGTTGTGTATCGCGAGATGCGGTTGTTTCTACAGGTAAAGACTTAATATTCCTAGACCGATCTGGTGTTAGAAGTTTAGCTAGGACAATACAGGAAAAATCTTCACCTATTGGCGATATATCCAAGAATGTAAACAATGACGTAAAAAACTTAGTATCCAGTGAAACTGGCAATATTAAGATGCACTACTCACCTAATGAATCATTTATTTTACTTAACTTGCCTAATCTACAGCAGGTTTTTGTATTTGATACACGTTTTCCTTTGCAAGATGGATCGTTTAGGGCAACAACATGGACTAGTCTATCACCTTTATGTTTCACCAATTTGGCTGACGAGACTTTATATATTGGTGTTGCTACAGGAATAGCGGAATACAAAGGATATGATGATAATGATAACTCGTATCAGATAAGTTACTTTAGTCACCCGTTAGCTTTTGGTGACAGTAGTGTTTTAAAGTTTTTAAAGAAGGTTAATCTGACTACATTTGATGGGGCAGAATCTACTGTCGTGTTAAACTGGGCTTTTGATTATACAAATGCCTATAAAAAACAGGCATATACGCTACCTGCTAATAATGCAGCGCAGTATAATATTAGCGAATACAATACAACTGCTGAATATGCGTCTTCACTCAGTCTGATTAATCGGCAGAAGGTCAATGCTTCTGGTTCTGGTTCTGTAGTATCTATCGGTGTAGAGTCTACAGTTAATGGTAAGTCAATAGCGATACAACAACTTAACGTACACGCTTTGTTAGGAAGGGTAGTCTAATGTCCAACTATACGAAAACCACAAACTTTGCTGCAAAGGACTCCTTGGTATCCGGCAATGTTGCCAAGCTGGTTAAAGGCACAGAAGTCAATACAGAATTTGACAATATCGCCACAGCAGTAGCAACGAAAGCAAACACGTCTGGGCCAACGCTCACTGGGACTACAACGGCTGCGGCCCTCACAGTGTCAGGCACGTTTACTGGGACACTAGATGGAGGGACTTACTAATGGAAGAGTACTTAAAAAAATTATTTGGTTTAGATGATGATGGTGATGGTTTTTTTGGAAGCACTGGCGCGGGCCTTTTAGGGGCTATTGGCAAGGCTGCATTGGGTCAAGAAGGTATTAAGAATTTAACAGAAGCTAGACGAGACTATCAAACAGATTTAAGAGGCAATATGCCTTTTAGTGAGATGGAAGGCGGTATTCTTGGGGAGCTTGGAAGGCAAACTGCGTTTAAGCCTTTTACTGTGAAAGCAACTAATGTTTTTGGGCAACCTGCTGCTGCGTCTTTTACTCAGGCTGGAGCAGAGTTAGCTTTAAGTCCTGAAGAAGCCAATTTACAACGGACTTTAACAGGCTTTGGTCAGGATATGTTTAGTTTTCTTTCTGACCCTACTAAGCGAGGAGAAGATCAAACTAATGTAATTAATATGCTTACCCAAACCCCTGAAGCTAGGGCTACTAGGGAGCAACAGCTATTTGACAGATTAGAAGCAATACAAGCTCCTGAACGTGAAAGGGCTAGGTTAAATTTAGAGCAAAGGTTAGTTAATCAGGGCCGTAGTGGCGTTAGATCAGCTATGTTTGGCGGTACACCTGAAGAACTGGCACTAGCGAAAGCTGTTGAAGAACAAAGAAGCCGAAACGTCTTGGGTGCTATGGATCAAGCGAGGGCAGAACAGGCATTAAGTTCTCAACAAACCTTACAGGGCTTGCAGGAATTTAGAAATAGAATGGCAACAGGTGGAGAATTAGGACTACGAGCTATACCTGCTGCTTATACACCACAAGCAGGACTGTTATCGGCCTTGAATCCTATGTTGCAACTGAATAGAAATCAGGTAGCCCTCGATTTAGGTAGGGGTGAACTATTTGGCGGCCTAGCAGAATCAGGCTTAGAAGCTGATATACAGGCTAGGGCATTGGAAAATGCGTTAAGACAGCAACAGTACAAAGGCTTGTTTGATTTGTTGGCTGCTGAAAGGGCAGGTCAAAGCCGTGATTCGGGAACAATTACAATAGGTAGTGGTGGTTTTCAGCCTGGAGGAATTTTAGGCAATATTGGACAAACAATAAATGACGCACAAAAATTAATTGATTTAACAAATCCAAATTAGGAGACAATAATGGCTATAAATATACCTTCATTGTTTAGAGATGTTATTGAAACTCCTGAACAAAGACAAAGACGAAAGTTGGCAGAACAAGCGGCTTTGATTCCTCAAGCAAGGGGAGGATTTGGTGATTTGGTTGCTCCCTTAGTACAAGCTACTTCTCTTAATATACAGCAAGGCTCAGAAGATCTAGGAAGAAGCGTAGGCGGTATGTTAGGTCTTGATATGCGTGATACAAGCCAAAAAGTACAAGATATATTACGGGAAGGAAATCTAACGACTCCAGAAGGACTTAGGAGTTTAGCTCTTAATCTAAGAGATGTAGCCCCTGCACAAGCAGTGTCGTTGGTTCAAGCCGCAGACGAGCGAGAGCTAACTGATTTACAACTACAAGAAGCGAAAGACAAGGTTAAGGCTCAACAATTACAGGTCACTGCTAACAGCAGATATAGATCATTAGTGGCTGATCTTGTAAAAGATACAAGATTTACAGAATTTGAAAATGGCATCCGTAATGGTGTCGTGCCAATGGAAAGAATTAAAAAAATTATGGATGATCTAGGAGTAGAGCCGCCTGAAAAGAGTTATACCACTATGACAATGACGGTGGATGGAGACACTTTTGACGTTAAGTGGGATGGGCAAGACGGATGGTTTAGACTTGACGGAACGCAAGTTCCTGTCGAGTCTTTGCGGAAGGCTAGAATTGTAAACACACCAGATATCACTGCGAGCGCGGAAGATGTTTTCGGCTCCACAGAGCAGCAAGAGTATGTAAGAGATTTAAATCTATCAAACCAAAAGTTTATAGACACAGCTAACCTTGCAATCGAGTATTTTAAAGAAAACCCATTTGCAAACACAACAATAGCATCAGCTTCTCGCGTTTTCGGTGATGTAACGGCTAATATTGAGGCGTTGGCAAATCTAAAATCTCAAGATGGTACGCCATTGTGGGCAGACAATTCAGTACTGAACGTAGACACATATGAAACCTCTGAAGACCCAAATTTACCCTCTTTTCGTTCTTTGGGTATTACGCAGGCAGCAGCCAAGCCAATCATTCTATCTCTAGCATTGCAGTATGCTGCGGCCTCTGGTCTGGGGGAAGGCAGGGCGTTGACGGACGCAGATGTTAGGTTGGCGATGGGTGCTGTGGGAGCGCAGAATCAAAATAGCGAAGCTATCATAGAGACTCTTAATACCGCAAAACAACTCATCACAACGCAATACAATCGCGCTATCGGACTGTTGCCAGAAGAGAAACGTAAGCCTCTCGAAGATCGACTGCAACCTTTTGATGTAAATTCGCTGATTACTGAATAGGTAGAAAAATGACGCAGCCCACTGGATCGAAAAAGTTTGAAGATTTAGACCCCCAACAAAGGCGCAAAGCTATAGAAGAATTGCATCTCAAACTTATAGATGATGATACTCTAGATGTAAGCAATATTAATGATCCTACTGCTCAGGCTGAGTACCGAATATTTCAAAGTGAACTAGCTCAAAAAGGACTTAGTGACCCAGATGATTATCGGAGGTCTTTGCTGCCGCCAGATCCAAATATCTTTATTAGGACAGCAAAAGCAGCAAGGGATAAAATGGGATTGAGTCCGTCTATAACTTCCCCAAGCGGCAAAGAAATACCGAATCCGTATGCGGGACAGTCGTTATTTGACGTTGTACCTGGCGCAGTGGAAACGGCGTTGAGTTTCACTGGAGGCGGTATCGGAGTGGCAGCTTCGGCGTTAAATTATGGTAAAGAGGGATTAGTTGCAGCGTTTACTGATAAAACATTTTATGACGCAATGTTTGACGCAACAGAGGATGCAGAAAAAATAATAGGAACATTGACGTATCAGCCAAGAACGCCAGCGGGGAAGGATATGACTGCTGTGGTTAGCGCACCGTTTTTAGCTTACGACCAAGCTACTACAGCAGCACAAAATCTTGTGACTAATAAACTGGGTGGTCCAACCACAGGTGGCGTTGACCCAGTTATCAGTGGCAGCTTCTCTGCGCTTGTTGACGAGATACAGGGGTTCCGAGACAGAGGTGAAACAGTTCCACAAGACTTATTACAACGAGCGAATATGTTTCGTAGCATGATTGCAGGTGCGCCAGATGTAGAAATAAACAATCCTGCGATTTTTGCCGGAATAACAACAAAAGCGTTTCTGGATATGGCTCCAGACATTGCAGGTGCAGGTCGATCTCAAGTAGTGAAAATACAAGCAAGAAGAAACTTTAAAAAGATGGCGCAGGACTACAACATTGATTTGAGTCAGTTAACTGAAAAACAGATTGATGATCTGGCAGAATCGGCACAAACCCTAGTTGGGCAAAAAACAGTTGGTGGCAGCATTATGGCTGACGGCCCTGCGGGTGTTAATGTGCCTGAAGCCTTGAAACATCAACGCCAAATTATGTACAACATATCGCAGCAGTTGTTTGAAGAGGCTAAGAATACAGACGCTTACTTTCCAGATGTACAATTAAAAGCATTAGATGGAGCAATGGCTCATGTGATGCAGGATTATCGGGCAGAATTTGCTAACTTGCGCGTGGCTCCACGAAGACTCAAAGAATTTTCAGACATGGTTAGGGAATTTGAATTTGAGGTTTTGCCAAAAGATGGCGGTGCGCCATTGGGTTTTGTCCCGATAAATAAACTACACGCCTATCGGCAAAGACTTAATTCAGATATACGAAGATTGCAGAGAAGCACTAAAGACTATGATACAAACCTAGAACTAGATACCCTGCAAGCAATGAGAACCACTGTAGATGATTTCCTTGATTCGCAGTTGATTGCTGATCTTAGTTCGAATAATGCAGAGGCAATCAGCAAATGGAAAAATGCCAACGAGTGGTACAAAAACTTTAAGAATACCTTTGAAAAAACAGGCAAAGGAGAGTTTGCAGGTAACGCCATTGCAAAAATGCTTAATCACGATATGACAGCCGAGCAAGTTAGAAAAGTAATTATCGGCACAAATGTTGTTTCAAAACCAGAGGCAGGTCTGATAGTTGACAGGCTGAATACTATTTTTGGTAACGACAGCGCACAAATGGAAGCGTTACGAAAGGAGGTGTTATTTCAAATGTTGCCGCCGCTTTTACAAGATACACCGGATCTAGGTCGCTTTATAAAAAATTATGAAGAATTTCGTAGAGGAAATGACTCGTTAGTGCGATCACTGTTTCAGGGCGAGTCGCTTAAAAACTTTGAAGATTTGGTTCGTTTTGCAAGAGCAGACAAGAGGGTTGCGGAAAGACAGCAGAGTGGGTTTACAGCTAGAACTCCAGGTTTAGACCGTCTAATAGCCGCAAACACGGTGGGGAGTGATTTGGCTCAACAGTCAACGCGAGTGGGTTTGGTGACATCCGTTATAAATAAATTGTCCTCAACCGCAAGAAAATATGGGTTTGCTCTTAGTAATCCTAGCGATTCGACATTAATAATGAATGAGTTTTATGGTACGAACATTGGGCAGCTACCTTTTGGACAAATACAAGACTTCCCAACAAAAGCAGCCGTTTTGGAGTCAACTCGGCAAGTAGAGGAGTCACAAAACCGAGATACGTTGGGACGGTTGCAGTCCATCTCACAGAGACTTCAGCAAGAGACAGCGAGAAGAACTAATACTCAATAATATCTAGCGGCCCTTTCTCCCCTGCCATTCTAAGGCTTTTCAGGCGTTCATATTCGGCCTTGTAATGCTTGGCTACATCTTTCAGGTTCTTCTTAATAGACTTGGCTAACCCAATATCCTCACGCTTCTGGCGTAATATATCTATCATGCCTTCGCCTACCTTGTTTACCATCCATTGTCTATGGTCATCAGGGTTACTACCTAGTCTCTGGTGACAGCCCCAACAATGGCTTGAGGCGTTATCAGGGCAGTATCTAAGGGCATTGGCCCGTCTACCAAAATAGTGTGAACAGTGGAGTCCTGAAGTGCCTTCTTCGTATTGCTTGCCACAACACTCACACCGCCATTCGGCTGCTTCTCTTATGCACTTGGAAAACCATTTGTCTGCGGGGTTTATCTTAACTGCCATGTGTTATCCGTCTTTTAATTTTAGGTTGCGTTCAGCTAGGGCATCTTTAATTTCTGTCAAACATCCCTTTCCTAAGTTTGGTATCTTTAACAGTTCGCGTTCCGATAGTTTTATTAGATCACCGATTGTTTCTATGTCATCTGCTCTAAGACTGTTCTGTGATCTAGCTGTCATTTCGAGGTCGTAAACTGGTTGCTGAAGTAATGGATTCTCTGGGGGTTTCTCGGCAGATTTTTTAGTCTTTGGTTTCTGGTTTTCTTTTAGGCTTTCGTACATTCCTCGAAAGTAAGAACATTCATCTCTTTTTTGCTTCAAGTGTTGTTCGATAGATTGAATGTAATCCCTTTTTTTGTCTATGGTTTTTTCCCATTCTTTTTGTTCTGCAATAGCCTTTTCTGCTTTTTCTTTGGCTTCTCGCCACTTGCCGTCTATCTCTTTCAACTTCCTGATGGCTTCTTTGTTATTTGTTTGCATCTCTACTTTCTTGCTTCGCAACTCACCTAATTCGGCATTTGTTCTGTCTTCGGCTGCCTTGATCCACGCAATCTTTTCCTCTTCAATCTCCCGCTTCTTTGCCTCAAACTCATCCTTGTATTTATCATAATTTTTAATCAGATATTCATATATCTGCTTGTCTTCTAAGGTAATTGAATGGTCTTTAAAAAACGATTTCCTAAAATTTTCCAAAGAAAAACGTGTTTGTTCCATATTATCTAACTTAGTTTTGCCTTGAACGCTTGTATTTAGTTTGCTTTGCATTTTGTCCTCTTTTGATTTCTTAATCATTAAAATAATAATCGTTAAACCTATGAATATAAGGCTGTATCCTATTATCGTGTAAGTATTCACAGTTTAAGTAGTTTGCGGTTATCTAAATGTGCTTGTTTAATTAATGCCTTGCTTTGACCTAAGTAATGAACAGCGTGTCTATGCTTGATTAACTCCGCACACAGCCACTTGTCGTACACCTTTAAGTCCCCCAGGTATCTACCATACTTACCCTTTTCCTTAGTTTTCAGGGTGGCAAAACCTTGTTTAAGGAACTTTTCGACAAATGCCTTTGCTGCCAATCCGTATTTCTTCTCTTCCAAATCTCTAGTGCGAGATTCGGGAGTATCAATTCCGTACAAACGAATACGCTGCCTATGAAGCCAACAATCAAAACCAAGATCAATGTCAACATCTATCGTATCTCCATCAATTATTCTGGTAATTACACAGTGGTATTCATGCACTATCTTTGTCCTCTTTTGCTTTATCCAACTGGTCAGAAACCTCTAACACTCGGTCGGTTAGTTCCTCTAATATTTCCTGCAATGAAGCTATTTTTTTGAGCATATCCTTTAGCTCTTCGGCTTCTTCTTCGTTAAATTCCACAGTAAGTCTCATTTGTTTTGCGATTCCGTTAGCTCCACAAATTCACCTTTAGCCTCTAAGACTAAGCCCTGCTCCCCAAAGAATCTCTGCATCCAGTCAAGCACAAAGGTCATCTCGCCTTTAAGCCATTTGGTAGTAGAGGTGAAGTCAATCTTGGATTGATGGTTCTCTGGGTTGAGAAGCCTATGTATGAGGAATTTCTGTTTGGTCTCTGTGTAGCACTTCTGCTTAATATAACGCTTCATGCTCTCCAGTTCTATATCGGTTGGTTCTTTTTTAAAGGTATATTCTGCCGCCTCTCTGACCCATATGTGGAACAAAGAGTTCTGGGGTAGACCCCTTAATACAAAGTCCTCACACTTCATACCCTGGGAAGAGAAGGCTACAGAACACATACCCTCCCTCTTGACTATCTTGCTGATAGAATCGCTACAACTCTTGAGGCTCTTCTCGTCTGTCACTATTGTGGTTGTTACCATAACTTAACAATTCTCCTATGGTCAGCCCCAAGCCGTTACAAATTTCCATGACTGTTTTAATCTTGGGGTTATCATTATCTATTATCTGGCTATAAGACTGGGGAGACATCTCCTCCCCTTTAGTGTTGCGGATAGCCTTACAAACCTCTCTGTGTTTCTTGCCAGTGGCTGTATGAGCCATCCTAATGCACTGTCCTATGTTGACATTAGAAGGGTATGTCATCGTCAAAGTCCTCAAAAGTTGATGGTTGTTCCTTTTCCTGCGGTTGCTGTTTAACTGGGGAATCTTGTCTCTTTCCCCCCAAATCCTGTAAATCTCTAATAACTATCTGGGTAGAATACTTCTTAACACCAGTGGTTTTGTCTGTATAACTTGATGTTTGCAGACTACCTTCAATGTAAACTGGCGCACCCTTCTTCAAGTAGGGTTTAATAAAGTTATCCACTAAGTCCCCAAATGCCACGCACTTATGGTACTCGGAGACTTTCTCTCCCTTCTTAACATCGTTGGTGGCTACAGTTATGTTGGCTACTGGCAGTTCTTTTGCCGTGTATCTAATCTCTGGGTCTTGGCAGACGTTACCGATAAGCAATACTTTATTTACACCTTTCATTTAATTCTCCTTAGATTCTCTAAATTCTGAAGTCTTCATTATTCTCAGTTCTTCTGTTTCAAATATCCCACCCTTAGAAGGAGCTAACCATAAAGCTCTCTGGTCTACCTCTTCTAAAGAATACCAAGCCCTTGCTGCATCTCCCATGCTGTACGTATCAACAGCAACATTAAGCCCTGACTTGATTGCAACAACATCATCAAACAGCCTTCTAGCTGCCTCTGAGCAAGCCAAGACTTTAGCTATAGCTTCATTAGCCTTCTGGTTAATAATTGCGTCAGACACTTCCTCTGCGCTTGCTATGGACCCATCTATCCCTATGCCATAGTTACCCAAGCATCTGCCAATAGCTGATGTCTCACAGTTCTCTATGTGGCTAGTAGAATTTACCATTGAGGATGCGTCTGACTTATCCTCTTGAGCATGACCTGACGATAGGATACTGCCATCCTTGTCAGACAATGTGGCTTTCATAATCACTAGTGACTGGTCATCACTAATGCTTTGTATACTGGTGTCAATGTAGTATTCGTCATCAGCATCTCGAATAGACTTTACCCGTTCATTGACCATCACATAAGATTTACCTTTGATATTAACTGGCATTTGATTCTCCTTTAGTTCCAAATCTTTCTTCGTAAGTTTCCATTACCATCTTGGTAAAGATGTCACTTTGCAACAAGCTATTCCTAGCATACTTCTCTGCTTCAAATTCGTTCATGCCTTTGTCTAGCCCCTCCTGAAACTTGTTCTCCAGATAGGCTTCTGTTTCGTGATTGCTCATTCGCTTCTCCTTTAGTTCTCTTAATATAAAATTGGTTAGACCCCGCTTAACGCAGGTGCTACATAATTTGCTAGTAGCTAATGGTTCTCGCTCATCATAGAGCAGGTCGCAATTGATACATCCTTCTTCGTTTAGTGAAGCTTTTACCTTTCCCATTTGATTCTCCTCGGTTTAATTTATAAAGATAATTATACATAAATAAATAAAAAAGTTAAAGGGATAATTCTTCTCGTAAGTTTGCCAGTAAGCCTTTCAGCTTTTCTTTCGGCATCACCCTTTTGTCATCTGGCTTATCACTCAACAACAAGTGTTTGGGCCGATTCTCAAAGCACATCTCTTTGAATTTGCCGAGTGTCAATTTTCCGACAAACCCTGTAGCCCTCTTGCTTCCTTCCATTAGAGCCTGATTGGACAAACCTCTGCATGAGTGCCGCCAAAATTCTGACGTTTGGCTACTAACACCATCATGCACTAGCTTTGATAGTTCCAGGGAAGCCCATACCTTTACCCATAGGGTCTTGGGTATCTCTCCAGTCGGTGCGTTAGTGTTCCAAGTATTGTCGGTACTCGTCAGCTCTTGAGACATCCCGTGCTTTGCTTGTATTTGTGTTACTAACTGCTTGCTCGATTTCATCGTCAAACCTCTCATCTCTTATGTATCTGTTTAAATGTGGGAAGGGGGCAAAGAATTGTCCCGCCTGTTGAAGCCCTCGTTTAGCCTCTGCTTGGCTCTGATAGGCTCTTATAATTTCTTCGGCATCTTCTGTGTTTTCTATCATCTTGATCCACTCCGCGTAGGCATCCTTCTTGCTACCCTTCGCCCCCAGTTTAGCGTCAGCCATAGACCAGAATGTCTCAAAGTCTTGGCTGTATAGTGTTTTTCTTTTCAATGTATTCTCCTTTAATCGTTAGACCAAGTTGGTTGTCTTGCCTTAAATGACTCGCTTTCGCTTGTTGGTTGTCTGCTATTTTTTGACTCGTTCCTTACTAATGGTTGTCTCCGCAAGAATGACTCGTTTTCTAAGTTTGGTTGTCTAAATTCCAATGACTCGCTAGGGTAGCTTGGTTGTCTTATTTCGTATGACTCGTTACAATCCGATGGTTGTCTTCTTTCAGTTGACTCATTACAATTGAATGGTTGTCTCCCGCCCTCTGACTCGTTTCTTGGTCATGGTTGTCTCCACACGAATGACTCGTTTTTGTATTTTGGTTGTCTAGTGAGCAATGACCCAATTACTTAGGCAGCTTTGCCATGCACCTTGCCTAGCTTTGCCTCGCTATAGGTTGGAGCAACAGGCAAGCCCTCTATCCTGCGCCACTCGTTATAGAGGTCTATCAGGAATATCTTAATCATGTAACGCACCGCCATGTTGTGTCTGTGTCCTTTAGACTTCTCTTTATGAGCGTCCATGTTCTCAATACGGTGCTTGTAATCGTCATAAACTTGGCGGTACTTACACTTATCAGCAGGTTGTTTAATAAAACTACTACCCAAAACACCTACTAATTTGGTCTTCAAAAACGGATTAAAAGTAATACCCTTCTTGGTTTTAATCTCTCCATCAGCATCCGTATATTGTGAATCCTCTAGATGTTCCTTCCTTCTGCTACGCCCCTGACCATCACTTGCTACATCTAGCCCTGCATACTTGTGTAGACTAGAAGGATACTCGGCTTGAGTAATATCAATCTCACTAATAATTACCCCTGCCATCGCAGGGCCGACACCCCTAATCCCTGCAAGAAATTCATTATAAATCGGGTAGTCCTTGAGGATGTTCCCCAGTCTACGGAAGTGAGAGTTCTCTTGCTGCTCTAGCTCCAGGTAGTTATCCACCAAGCATAGCTCTGTGTAGTCGCTAATAACCTCGTCACCTTCAAATGTGGCTTGTCTTGGGAATGTGGCTACACCCTCTGTTAACAGCTTGTGAGACCTTCTGAGGTTCTCTAGGAGCTTCTGCCCATCCTTATCAATGGTATCCTCCTTCTCACTAGGAGCTTGCCCTAGCTTGGCTTTGAAGTTGCCTACCAGTCGGTTGCCAGTTTGGATACGATTCTTTTGAATGTCATATGCTCCACGCACGATTGTTTTTAAATTGCTCATTTGCTTTCCCCCTTCTTAGCTTTTGGCTTTAACTGGGGGTCACTGTGTAGTAATAAATCAGCGTAATACCCACTATCTTTGGGCTTATCAAAGCCCATCAGGTAGGTAATTGCACACAATAAATCCTGCAATGCGTCAAGATGTTCGACTCTTGGACCGTGAAATATTTCTTGTCCAATATCACTTAAATAATCATTGAGCATATTGACTTGACGCAATATCATTTCTGGGCGTTGACGCTGCACGTTGTGTTCAATCAAAAGTTTGTGCGTATTTTCTATATCTCTTATGTTCATATCATTCTCCTTAAATATTTTTATTAACTTTATCTATTTCAAAATCGTACCACTGCCAGATTTCCTCTTTGTTTTTCTCCCAGTCGTTAGGAAACATTCCCTCCATCCTTTGATTAGCTCCTTCATGCCCGTGCTCCCTTACAAACAAAAGATAGTTGGACTTCATGTTTGCCAATATCATATCGTCAAGTAATTTTCTCGCCGGACGTAAATCGAATACTTCTTTTGGTATCATCATTTCATTCTCCTTTGGTTGTGCACATCCTTGTGCGCCAAACTCCTCTCTAATTGTGTAATTGAAGTCTAATTAATTAATTAAAATATATATATTACAATACTAATATTAATAAGTAAAACTGTTTATTTATACAGTGGTTTAGATTATGGTTAGTTGAACATCAACATTTTTATTACTTCTTTTGTCTATTACTTCATCTCCGTAAAGTTCAAGTTTTCCTTCCCATTCTTTAGTTCTCATGACTCTACTTCTGTCCCTCTTATCTCCCAGGTAAAAGATTAATCCCTCTGTCTCTAGGTCTTTTGGTCTGCCAGATATCGTTCCTCCAGTAACTCTCTTGCCAGTCATGCGTTCATATTTAACTTCTGCTTCCTTCGGTGTAATGCCATTCCTCCCAGCCTCCTTAACCATCTCATAAACTATCTTTTTTAACTGGGCAGTATTTACAATGTGCGCTCCTATTGCTGAGGTCACTGGGTCACTGCTTCTGTATAATTTAAATGTATCTGTATCATCAAAATCATCTGACATAATTTTCTCCTGTAGTTTCAGTAAGTTATAACTTCCCCTTTTTCCCCCTTGAAGATAATCCTTTTCTCCAAGTCTGTTTTCACAGTAATACACACAAAATGTGCATTAGGTACTCAATATTCCCCCGCCTTGCGGCCACTCTCCAGAGCGAATCGATCCTGAATACATCAGGCTTCAAGGGCCAAGTTGACAAGGGTCAGTCAGAGCTTGGATTTTTTATTCGTTTAACGTCACATGGACTGGGTTTTGAGTTGTGATAGTCAAGCCCAATTAACACTATATGTAGTGGTAAGTCTTGACCAAGTGGGATAGAGGTAGGATATAATTCGGATCAAGTCGGGTTGACTGATCTTTTCCCACTATTCTATCGGCTCACTTGGCGTTTGGTAGACGCACCGACTTATTCATGTAAGATAATTCTTTCTCTCGGAATTATCAACCCCTGACTAGGCCCAACGGATGGGCCTTTGTCATTCATGGAGTTTGGAAATTTCATCACTTATTAAATCGTGTACGACTTCATCGGTTACAAACTTTCCGTTTTCATCCGAGGTTATCCACCATATTTCCACAATAGGTTTAAAGAATCCCACATCCGGCTCCGGTCTACCGACTGTATAACTGGCCGTAAACGATAATTGTTTATCTCCTAAAGTAATGTCGAAACTGTTTGTGCTGTTCATAGCATCGCCTCCGCCATTCCTACAGGGTCAATGAACGCCATACCTGTTAAAACTCCAAGTACTATACATATCAACAGGACTCCAACCTTTGCAAAAGCCTCTGCTATATCTTCCTGCCTTCTGATTTTCTCTCTCTCGTTCATTGGTTTACTCTCCTTTAATAATTAAAATCAATTCGCCCGATTCATTTTTAGCCCACATCAGAGACAATGTGTCGCCTTCTCCCGCAAATTCTTTTATCTTTTGGATAGAGATTCGCCTATCACCTCGCACTGTCTTATAAAAGGATACAGTGCTCTCTACCCCTAGCGATTCGCAGACATAAGGAATCCTAACGCCATTAAAAACAATCTTATTTCCGTCCTTACTATTTGGCTTCATCTCTTGATAATCTACCCCAAAAAGTCTAGCCAATTGTCTGATAGATTGATTTGCGTCTATAGTAGATTTGTTGAGCATAGTCTTTGTAAGTTTAAGTACTCCGATTTGCTCGGATTTAAATTCTAAAATCTCACTTGGTATTGTGTTTAATTTTTCTGCCGTGTTCATTGGTCTATTCTCCTTTCAAAATTAATTTAGCGGCTGCTAGTCTTCTTTTATCGTTTTCATCATTTAGCCACGAGCACATAGTTAAAGCTTTTACCATGTTTTTTAATGCCCATTCAGGCTGATTACCTACTATCTTTTTAGCTTCTATAATTGACATAAGCTTATGATTCCTATATATTTTAGGTTTATTTATAGTCGTTCTTTATACAACTAGGCGTTACAAAATAGCTTGTCCATTCATACGGACAGTTATGCTATCTTTCTCTAGTTCTAGCTCTTTCTCTAATCTAACTTTAATAAGTGCTAGTTCTGGAGTGCTAGGCATATATGGTTTAACTTTCATATTTTGGCAAAGTTTAGACCATTTAATATGGCCGACTAGTTTATTGTCTTTTGTGATAGCAAAATCAATCATTGGTTATACTCCTCTCGTATTACTTAGCGCATATACAAAAGCGCACTAGCGCGAACTAGTACGCTTTAATCTATACACTTTAAAATGCGTTCCGTAGTTCCGATATATCAGAATCATAATAATCGGTGGCAATCTGTAGTAATTCGGTTAAAACCTCATTACGAATTGAAATTAATGCTTCTGGGGTTTCTCCGTAAACTTCACAAATAGCGCTTAAATGAATCATTATTTTTACGCTTTTTTTATTCTGTAAAACTTCGGCCAATACAAAAACGGCATCATTGTGATTGTTCGCTTCGACTAGTTCTTTAATTTCTTTGAGTGTCGATTCTGGAAAGAAAATTGGTGATTTTAGATTTAATCGCATTAGCTTATCTCCTTATTTAATTAATGTATTTAATTCTAAAGCATTGTATTAAGTTATGCAATGTTTAATGCACTGCAATGATGATATCTACATTTTTAAATCGTGCTGATCCACAAGCATGGCCGGACTTCGTACAACTCCCACAGAGACCGGGACAAGTAAAAGCTTTTTTGCCGTAGGTTTGCCGTAATTGTTTCTGGTGCTCTCTGTTGCCATGATCGGTAGATTTAACTTTTTTGCCAGTAGATACCGCTACAAATTCACCGCGTACATAGTCGAATTGTTTTAACTTATCGCGTATATCAGCACCATAGCGGGAACCGCTAGACAGATTTAACTGGTAGTTGTTAGGAACAATTCCAGTGTAATCTAGAAAAGACTGCCATGATTTACTGTAGCCATATGTTCGCAACCATTGGCGATTGCGTAAGATATCCATCCAATAGGCTATATCAGAAACTCCAGTAAAATCTCCGTCTACATATAGCCTAAAGTCTATTTGTCCTTCCTTAGGTTTAAACTTGTCAATTGCAGTAGATATAGCAAGCTTGCCTGATTCACTTTGCAGTAATATTGCGTTTTGGCATTGTCTACAAAATGCGGCAGGATATCGCCACGCCCTAAAGCTATAGCAGAATTTGAGACAGTCTCCCGCACCAATACAGAATCCTTTTCCAGGTAATGAACTAAACGCGAGAAAAGGAAGCTTCCCATTGCCATCCTTGGCAAATATAGAAAATCTAGGGACTCCATCTAGAATAAACTCCCTAAGCTTTGTTAGATCGCGTATCCAATGGATTTTTTTGGTAGTTGATAACTCAGTATCTATTATGTTGATTGCTTTGTTGTAATCTTTCCTAGCAATCGCACTAGCAAGCAATAGGCATTTATTCCGATTCATATTAATTCTCTTTCTTATCTAATTTTTTAAATATCGATTCACATTCATAACAAATATGAGGCCGTGCGCCCCATCCGCTAACTTTATCAGCCGCGCATCGAGCACGTTCTTCAGCATGGTATTGCTTTTGTTGATCGATGGTATCCCAACCAGTAATTGCGGATTCAACCGTTAAATGAAATAGTTCCCTCTTTTTGAGGTGCTTAACTTCGCTCCATTTAAATTCTCTCGTTTCTCTCATAATTGAATTACCTTAATAGTTATTAATGTAAACACTCTAAACGAATATAACGACAGTGTAAAGTAATTCTTTAATTATTTAATTATTCTATTTATATCCTAGTTATTTATATGGGTTATTGGTTGGTATCTATTCTCTCTCACTTATCAATATTCATTCTTCCTATCAATCAATTATTAGTTATTCAGATTCAATATAGCGAGCGTTCGTTCTATTTCTGGGTGGGGCTTTATTGTTTAGGGGGGAGGGGCTGACGCTGCGCTGTTATTATTATAGTAGCCCCCCAATCTTGCAAAAGAATAAAACTCCAATACAATACGCTTATGTCTAATTTACCTGTTAAAGAAAAACCAAAGAATCTTGGTGGAAGGCCGAGAACTGTTCTGACTGATGAGCAGAAAGAGAAGCTGGTATGGATGGCTCCTTATCTGACAGTGGATATGATGGCTGATTCTTTACAGATTCCCCGTAGTACGTTTATGGAGATATTGAACCGAGATGAAGAGGTTTCTGGACTGTATCACAAGCATAAGAGTGATAAGGTAGCAGAAGTAGCTTCCTGCCTCGTCAACAAGGCTAGGGAGGGCGATACCCGCGCAGCCATGTTTTACCTAAGGACTCAGGGAAGATGGCGTGAAGAGGGTCACACGGCTTCTGAGAGGCCACAGATACAAATTAATGTTTCGGGTATTAACGATATTAAAACTGAAAAGGTGATTGAGGGCGAGGTGTTAGATGAGCCAACGGCTGTTAGACCTACTGATTAAACACGAAGGTTTTAAATCCCATGCGTATCGGGATACTGGTGGTATCTTGCATATTGGTATTGGCAGGAACATTGGTGAAGGGGGTATGGGTATCTCTCAGGATGAAGCCTATCATATGTTACGTAATGATGTGGTCAGGGTACAGGATGAGTTGTCAGAAGCCTTTGATTTCTATAAGAATTTAGACCCTGTACGCCAAGATGCCTTATGTAACCTGTGTTTTAATCTTGGTCTTCCCCGTCTAATGCAGTTTAAATTGGCCTTGGGTCATCTGGGAAATGGGAACTTTGAAGAAAGTGCGGATGAGTTTTTGAACAGTTTATGGGCTACGCAGGTGGGTCAAAGGGCTGTTGAGGTGGCTAATATGATTAGAACAGGGGATTATCCGGCATGAAGGGCGTTAAACATTACAAGAAGGATGGGACTATTTATACGGCGGGAACACACAAGATGCCTAATGGTCAGCTTCATTCGGGGACTAAACATACTAAGTCCAGTGTGAGGCTTTATCATTACGGTGAGTTATCCAAAACGGCTAAAGAAAAAGCCAGAACTTATTGGGGGTAGTTATGCCTGGATATATGTATAAACCTAAAAAGAAAAAGAAAAAGGCTAAAAAGCCAAAAAGAAAGTAATGCGTAAGTTTGCTAAAGTGCCAAAAACCAAGCGGGGTACGCCTGTTAAGTACGTCCGTGGCTCTAGAAACAAGAAGAAAACTGAAGATGAGATTAAATCTACCGCTAAGAAGTACAAGGCGGGAACTTTAACCAAAGCTGAAATGGATCGGATTGTTAAGAAGAGGGTAGCCAGTGGCAAGAAAAAAAGCCGCAAAAAAAGGAAGTAGTTCTGAGACTGCTTTGAAAAACCTGTCCAAAAAGCACAATGTCCCCCTAGGCATATTGCGTCAGGTTATGAAGCGTGGTCAGGGTGCTTACTTCTCCTCAGGGTCACGCCCTGGACAGACTCCTACTTCATGGGGGGTTGCTAGGGCGCGATCTTTTGCTTCCGGTTCCGGTGGTGCGCGTAAAGCTGATGCGGATTTATGGAAAAAGGTAAAGGCGAGAAGGGCGAAAGCCTAGAACGGGACAGGCTTGAACAGGCCATAAAACGCTATGTGGATAGTGGTAAAGCGGTTGCCAAAAAGAAATCGGTCAAGATTGTCAAAACCAAACACACTTACGACATTAAGAAATGAATTTAGACATTAATCTACTTGATTGGCAGCAAGAAGTCTGGAATGACGAAACTCGTTTCAAAGTTGTGGCTGCGGGTAGAAGGACAGGCAAATCAAGGCTTGCGGCCTATTTACTCCTAGTCAACGGATTACAGGCTGAAAAAGGCCATGTGTTTTATGTAGCCCCTACTCAAGGTCAGGCTAGGGACATTATGTGGAATCTCCTGCTCGATCTGGGTAAGGACGTTATTAAACACTCCCATGTTAATAATATGCAGATTACCCTGCTTAATGATGTCATTATTTCCCTAAAAGGTGCTGACAGGCCAGAGACTATGCGGGGTGTGAGCCTTGCCTACTTGGTCATGGATGAGTATGCCGATATGAAGCCTGATGTGTGGGAACTGATATTAAGACCTGCTTTGGCTGACTATAGCTCTCCTGCGCTGTTTATTGGTACGCCTATGGGCCGTAATCACTTCTATGACCTGTACAGGGATGCTGAGATAGGGGATGACCCTGATTTCAAGTCTTGGCATTTTACCAGTTACGATAATGACTTACTCAATGCTGAAGAGATAGACAGGGCTAAACGCTCCATGTCCTCTTATGCTTTCCGTCAGGAGTTCATGGCCTCCTTTGAAGCCCGTGGTTCTGAGATGTTTAAGGAAGATTGGGTGTCCTTTGACGAACGGGAACCTGAAGGGGATTACTATATCGCGGTGGACTTGGCGGGTTTTGAGATTGAAGGGAAAAAGTCGAAGACTAAGAACCTAGATAATACGGCTATTTCAGTGGTTAAGGTTAATCCTGATGGCTGGTGGGTCGCTGATATAATCTGTGGTCGCTGGACGCTAGATAGAACGGCAGTCAAGATATTTGATGCGGTGCATAAGTACAGACCTGTATCTGTGGGTATTGAGAAAGGTATTGCTAGACAGGCGGTTATGTCCCCGTTATCTGATTTAATGGCTAAATACAGCCGTTTTTTCAGGGTAGAAGAACTCACTCATGGTAATAAGAAAAAGACAGACCGTATTATGTGGGCTTTGCAGGGCAGGTTTGAGAATGGCCTGATTACCTTGAATAAGGGCGAATGGAACTATCAATTTATGGATGAACTCTTCCAGTTTCCTGACGTATTAACCCATGATGATATGGTGGATAGTCTTGCTTACATAGACCAATTAGCAAATGTAGCGTATTCTTACGCCTTTGAAGTCGATAACTTTGAAGTATTTGATACTGTGGCAGGGTATTAATATGCTAGATAAAGAAGAATATTCCAACGAACAGACTGTAGAATCGTGGGTTATGGAGAAATGTAATCACTGGCGTGACCATTTCACTAATAACTATGAAGAAAAGTTTGATGAGTACAATCGTCTTTGGCGTGGTCACTTTTCCGAAGAAGATAAAACCCGAAACTCAGAACGCTCCAAAATTATCTCCCCTGCCCTACAACAAGCGGTTGAATCGGCTGTTGCTGAGATTGAAGAAGCTACTTTTGGTCGTGGAACATTCTTTGATATTCGTGACGATATGCGTGACGAACAACCTCAAGACGTAATTTTCCTTAGAAATCAACTACATAAAGACTTTAAGAAGACAAAGGTTAGAAAGTCGGTAGCTGAATGTCTTTTGAATAGTGCTATTTATGGTACGGGTATTGCTGAAATCGTCATTGAAGAAGAAAAAGAAATGCGTCCTGCGACTCAGCCTATCATGGAAGGTCAAATGCAAGCGGTTGGTGTCAACATTGTGGACAGAACAGTGTGTAAACTACGCCCTGTACAGCCTAGAAACTTCTTAATTGACCCTGTGGCTACCTCTGTAGAAGACGCTATTGGCGTGGCTATAGACGAATTTGTCCCTTATCACCAAGTAGAACAGCTACAGGAGTCAGGAGTTTACCGAGAAGCGGATTTACGCTTTGATTACTACGACAATGACCTTAATGCTGACCCTGAACTGACTGACCAACCTGACGAAAAGATCAGATTGACCAAGTATTACGGGCTTATTCCTAAGTTCTTGATGGAAAAAGAAGAAGATTTTGAAGCGGATGAGGATGATGGACACTACATTGAGTCTATTGTAGTTGTGGCTAACGGTGGAATCCTGCTAAAAGCTGAACGAAATGCTTTTATGATGAATGACCGCCCTGTTGTAGCCTTCCCTTGGGATATAGTTCCAGGCCGTTTCTTTGGTAGGGGTATTTGTGAAAAGGGTTATAACTCTCAAAAAGCCCTTGATGCGGAGCTTAGAGCCAGAATAGATGCCTTGGCATTGACTGTTCACCCCATGATGGCTATGGATGCTACCCGATTACCTAGAGGTTCTAATAATGAGATTAGACCTGGAAAAGTATTACTAACTAATGGTGATCCTAGAGAAGTGCTACAGCCCTTTAATTTTGGGCAGGTGGGACAGATTACCTTTGCTCAAGCAGATGCCCTTCAGAAGATGGTACAGACCGCTACAGGGGCGATAGATTCAGCAGGTATTCCAGGTTCTATCAATGGAGAAGCTACCGCTGCGGGTATCTCAATGTCTTTAGGGGCTATTATAAAGCGTCATAAACGCACATTGATTAACTTCCAAGAATCATTTCTTATTCCTTTTGTTCAGAAGATAGCCTATCGGTATATGCAGTTTGAGGCTGAAACTTATCCGGTAAGTGATTATGAATTTGAAGTCACCTCGTCACTAGGCATTATCGCTAGGGAATACGAAGTTACTCAGTTAGTACAACTACTACAGACTATGGGTTCTGACTCTCCACTATATCCGGTGTTGATACAGTCTATTATCGACAATATGAACATATCTAACCGTGAGCAACTGCAACAGATTATTGCTCAGGCTAGTCAGCCTAATCCACAGGCACAGGAAGCTCAACAAGCCGAACTACAGGCTAGGCTACAGTTTCAAGCCTCTCAGACTAATGCGCTCAATGGACAGGCTCTGGAGTCACAAGCAAGGGCTGAGAAGATTACTCAGGAGACTAAAGCGATTCCTGTTGAGCTTGAGATTGACCAAATTAACGCTGCAACCAAAAACCTGAAGGCGGGTGACGCTGATGACAAGGAGTTTGAACGCAGAATGAAGGTAACGGAGAAGTTACTTCAGGAAAGAAAACTTAACCTAGACGCTGCTATTAGGGCAGATCAGGCAGATACTAACCGAGCAAGACAACAGCCTACGGAGAACCTTCCTAACTAATGAGTGTTGAATCAATAGGAAAGCAACTTGAAGAGTATGAGTCGGATAGAGATTCGGCTTATGCAGAAATGTTTAGCACACAAGGCTGGAAGTATTTGATGGAATATTTGACTCAGCAAGCAACAAGGGCTGATTCAATAGAGAACATTGATAGCATGGAAGAGCTACATTTAAATCGAGGGAAATTAAAAATTATTGCGCTGTTGTTGAATTTAGAAGCAACAACGGAGCAT